GATCTGCGTCAGCGCGTCATTCGGGTCAATGCCGTACTTCTCCTGCATGGCCTGGAGAATCAGGTTCTGGGTCCCTGGCGTGGACCTCAGGAACGATTGCGAGTCAATCTTGTTCGGCGTCGGCGTCTGGCCCAGGAACGAGTCGGCCGTGGTCTGATTGGCACTCGGGTCCTTGATGTCGTCGATGAGCTGCTGCAGATAGCCCATCCCACCCTGCGTGTTGCCGCCCGCGGTCCCGACCCCGGTCACCGTATTGGGAGCACCGAACCCGGCGGTCGGCATGCCTTGCAGGATGCGGCCGGCCTGGCCAATCACCTGCGCCTGACGGAACGGATTGGCCTGCAACGCTGCCGCGGAATTCACTGCGCCCATCTGCTGCGCGTATGCCTGCTGCTGCGCCGCGAGGGTCGTCAGCGGCTGGCCATTCGTACTGATGGGCTGGCCCTGGGCGTTGACCGTGGGGTTGTACCCGTACAGGCCGGCGTTCTGCGCCTGCGCGGCGAGGGTTTCCTGACCGTTGTACATGCCCGTCAGCCCGGCCGCGGTCACTCCCTGGCCGAACTGCTGCGCCTGCGCTGCTTGCGTCTGCTGGCCGTTGTAGACGCCCGTGAGGCCAGCGGCGGTCATCGCGTTCTGCAGTTGCTGCGATGCGATGTCGGCTTGCTGCTTGAGTGACGCCAGGGTCGCCTGACCTTGATAGGTGCCCGTCAGCGAGGCATCGGCCTGAGCCCCTGCCAACTTCTGCGCGGCAATGTCTGCTTGTTGCTTGAGCGCGGCCAGCGTCGGCGCACCCTGATACTGACCCGTTACCCCGGCCTGGGATATGAGAAATCCCTGATTGAACTGGCGGACTGCTTCGGTGAACTTGGCCTGATCGAGTCCGTAGGTCTGGTTGAACTCGCGGACCGTCTCGTCGAATGCCTGCTTGTTGCCTGACGCGATCGAGGCGAGGAGCTTGTCGATTTGCCCACCGAGATCACCACCAGCATTGGCTGCCGGTGCTGGAGTCGGAGTGGGAGTTCCGCCGCTGCTGCTGCTCGTGCTGCTGCTGGTGCTCTTTGGTGTGACGCTCTGGCCGGTCGTGGTCGCGTAGGCGTTGACCACCGATGCGGCGTTTGAGGTATCTCCACCCCAGCCAGCATTCTTGAGCTGCTGCGCCATCGTGCTAACGGTCTGCTGACCGTTCTTGGTGTCGTAGGTGTCAGCCATCAGGTGTGGATCACAATCGTCGGTCCAGTCTGCGGTGCGGCGAACCCGGCACCGACCGCGCCCACTCCGCTCGAGGCGTACGGGTTCGAGCCTACCGTCACTGGAGCAGGGAACCCGTTAGGCGCATTACCCCAAGGATTGCCTCCACTGCCCGCATAGCCTGAGTTGACCGCGCCCAATGACCCCATGGGGGTAGGCGTGGGATTTGGCGTGGTCGTCACCGGCGCGGTAGTGCCGCCGTTCTGCTGGCTCTGGTTCGCTGCTGCCGTTGCCGCGACTGCTGGATGCGGCTGCCCGGTGACCTGGTGGTACTTGTCCAGCATGGTCGTCAGCGCGCCCACCGCGGTCTGCATGGCCGGGTCTGCCATGTTCGACTTCGGGTCGGCCATCTGGACCAACCGTGCTGCAGAGTCCAGCGTGTCCTGACCACCCATCAATGAGGAAGTCCAGCCGCTGATGCCATTCACGATGCCCGCACCGAGCCCCGCCGGCGCGGACATCAACCCGCCGCCGAAGTTGCCCGAGCGCTGGCCCTGACCCGCGATCCCCAGAATCTGACCGAGCATGCCCTGCGCGGTCTGTGCGCGCTGCTGAAGCATGCCCGCGCCGGTCTGCGCGTTGCCGCGGACGTTCGAGAGGATGTCGCCGGCGGCGGTGACCTGGTTCTGCTGCTGCGCGGTATCGGCGTTCTGCTGCGCTGCCTCGGCGCTGATGCGCTGGGTCTGCGCGTTCATGGTGTTGATCGCGCCGGTGATCAGGTCCTGGGCGTCCTTTTCGGACATCGAGCCCTGAGCGACCTTGACACCCAACTGCTGGGCGAGTTGCGACGTCGCTTCGCTTGCGGTAATCCGGTTCCCGTTGGGCTGCGACTCGATCTTTCCCGTGGCCGGATTCATCGTCATGATGAGCGGCGCGACGGTGTCCGCGGTGAGCACCGTGGGCTCGGCCGCCTTGGCCGCGGTCGCCAGGTTCGCCGCGGTCTCTGCCTGGGTCAGACCGATCTCAGATGAAGTTGTGGCCGCAGTCTTGGCCGCTGTCGCTTCCTGAGCCTTGGTCTGAGCCGCAGTGAGCTCGATTTCGCCAGGTGCTTTCCGCTCGTTGATTGCGGCGTCGGCCGCGAGCTTGGCAGCGTTTGCGTCCTGAGCTGCGGCCTGAGCAGTAGCCAGCGCGGTGTTCGCCTCGGTACTCGCTCGCTGCAGCGCGAGGTTCTGCGGGTCGTTATCGACCGCCAACTTCGCACGCGCTGCCGCTGCCTGGGCATCGCTATACGCGGCCGCTGCACGCGACTGTTCAGCGTCCGCCTTGCTCTTGTCATCGATCAGCGCCTGAGACGCCTGCGGCGTGCTCTTCGTAACGTCGACGATCGGGTCCGCTGCGGTCCACGACAAGTCTTTCAGATTGCCGCTGTACAGGCTCGGGTTTGGCTTCCTGGCGGCCGGGTCGACCTGCCCCTTCGCATTCGGCGTGGTGTCAGCAACGGTGTCGTTGACGCCAGTCTGTGGAACGACCAACCCGCCTTTGATCGGATCGGCCTTTAGCGGCAGCTTTCGCTGATGTCCGTCGCTGTCCTGGATCACCACGACGTACCGACCGGTGCCACGGTTGACCGTCGTCGCCGGAGTCCCACTCGCCGCGTCGGCGGGGACGTTGACCAGCGCCGTCTCTTCGACCGGCGTGCCGTTGCCGAACAGCGTCCAATTCGCCCCTGGACTCTTGGCGTTCAGTTGGTCGACGAGTTCCTGGATGTTGGCCATCAGCGAGCACCTACCAGTGCATCATTCAGCGGATTGGTGATGAACTCGGGCGCCGCGGCCTGCTGGTTCAACTGGCCGGCAGTCCGTTGACCACCGAGCACGCGCGAGCGCAGCTCAGCCGTGCCGAGCACCTTCGTCACCGCGGCCACGCGGCCCGCGTCAACACTGTTGATCATCGCCTTCAGCATCAACGCCTTTCTGGGGTCCGGCGCGTTCTGGTATTCGGGCGCGTCCATTCGCTGAGCGATCTTGTCCAGCGCCGCGCCGGTGATCTCCGTCACCGCTCGCTGTTCGTCTGGGCTCAACGTAACTTTTGCTCCCCCGATCGTGACATCCTGAGGATACGCCTTGGGTGCAACTACATCCGTGAAGCCTGCTTTGTGGAGCCGGTCAGCCTCGACGGTGAGCGGCGACGCGACGTCCTGCTGACCACCCACAAGGATGCCGGCTCCAGTACGAGCCTTGTTCAGGACCTCGCCGGTGGTGGGGTCGATCTTCGCCGGGAGTTGCTGCGCGAGTCCTGGCCAGTTGGCCATCGTCCCTTCCCAGAGCGAGGACACTCCCTTGCGGTTGATGTCCCGAGCCACCGGGTCGGTCAGGTTCTCGACGAAACGGGCGGCGCCGGGGACGGTGACGCGACTGACCGCGTCCTGCGCCAAGCCGAGGCCCGCGCCGGTCGCTCCCCCTTGCCCGAGGTTCGAGACGAACCTGATGAGGTTCTCGCCTGGAATCCCTTGCTGGAACGGTTTGAGTGACGCGTTGAGCGCAGCGCCGAACCGTGGCCCGAAGTAGTTGGTCAGTTTCTCGAGGTCGGTCGCACCTGGCGTGCTGGGTGGTACGTCGTGACCGCCCTTCTCGTAGCCGTCGGCCCACGACGCCATGATCTGCATCGGCAGCGCGTACGCACCCATCTCGTTCATGCTCATCCAGTTGCCACCGACCCGCACCGAGTTCGGATGCTCGGGATCGTCCGGCCCGGTGATGTTTCCATCGCCCACGTTCTTGGCGATGGCGAGCTGGATCATGGTCTCCAACGTGGTTTCGCCAAAGGCACGTTTCGCTGCACCCATGTTGCCCGCACGCAGCGCCCGTATCGTGCGAATCGCACCCGTCGCCTGAGCAGCGACCGGCAGACGGTTCAGCCCGATCTGGAGCATCTGCACCGGGACCCCGCTGAACGGGATACCGAAGTCCATCAGCGCGCCCCCGGCCTGGTCGCGGAGCCGCGGACTGGCGAGCAACCCTTCTTTGGCGTTGGAGTAGGTTCGGAAGATGTTGTCGAGCACGCCCGTCCCCTGCTCCGTGCTGGCAACACGGCCGAACACGCTCTGCGCGCCGGCGCGCGTCCCTTCGCGGTACAGGTCGGTCGCGTGCCTTGCCAGATAGCTCTCTGCCTGCGGGTCGCTTGCGGACATGCCAGCTTCGCGCAACAGTCTGCTCGCTTCCGCTGCCATGCCCTGGTACTCGCCCAGCGTGCGGGTGAATGCGTCCGAAGCGGACAGCGCACGGAACACCGACGACTTGACCGCGCCGCCGACACCGGGACCCCCGATGGCGCCCCCTGGACGTTCCAGCGTGGCGAGCTGTCTGCCGCGCAACGCTGAGACCGCGGCGCCGACAGCCTCCGGCAGCGCGCGCCCTACTGCACTGACGCCAGCCACTGCATCGGCCCCACGACCGCCCAACGTGAGCGCCACCGGCTGACGCGCGAGCTCGATGGTGTTGCCGATGACGTTGGCGATGTGCGTCGCCGGGTTGGACAGCATGGACTGCTTGGTGAGGTCGACCGCCTGGGCGATCGGCCCTCTAGTTGGGGGTTGGGTCGGTCTGGTGGGAGGAAAACGCGTCTCGCGCAGACTCTGAAGATTCTCGAACACCTGCCGCTCGAGCGGACCAGCGCCCGCGAATCCTGCCGCGGTATTGGTTGCGAGCAGACCAGCTCCCACGCCGCCGGCGGTACGCGCGATGCGTTCCTCCGGACTCGCATCCTCAGGGGTACTCGCGTACCCAGCAGCGCCACCTGCCGCGGCACCACCGAGCCGTGCCGCGAGCAGCGGGTCCACCGCGCCACCCTGACGTCCGCTGATGGCGTTGCGGATCTTGTCCAGCGACTCGGGAAACACCACCGTCGCCTGATGCTCGACTGCTGCTCCGGTTGCGTCCGTCATCGGGACGCGCTTGCCGCCGGCGTAGCTGATGCCGTCGAATCCAGCAGCGCGCAGGATCTCGTTTGGCTCGAACGCGGACGCCGGACGGCCAGCGTTGACTTCCCTGGCTCGCTCCAGCGTCGCCATGTCTTGCAGATGCCGGTACAGTTCTTCGCCGGTGGCGGGGCCTCGTTGAGCCAACTGCCCGCGCATCATGGGGTTGGTGTTTTCGGCAGGAAGCGCGGAGTTGATCAATTCCTGGCGCCCCTGCGGTGAGAGTTGGTCAGCAATGGCGTGTACCGTCTGTGGCGTTACCGGTGCATCTGCATCAAACAGATTCAAGTTCTTCGGCACATCCACCGCGCGGACGTTAGGACCAGCGCCGATCCCAAGACGCTGACGCAATTGATCCAGTACCGGCTTCAGCCTTGGGTTACGGTCAGCATTGTCAATCATCGCCCCTACCTGCTCGGTCGAGAAGATGCCCTGTCGCCGCGAAGCAAGATCGTTGACTAAAGTGCCGCCGATATACCGTCCACCGGGTTGCTGAGCCAACTGGTCCGCCGCATCAGCGAATGCGCGATCAAGGTCCTCGCGATTGATGATCGTGCTCTGTGCGCTGTTCTGTGCGTATCCAGGCTCAATCACTTCACCCGGCGCGCGGGTCGAGAAGCTCCTGAGACTCGGCGCTCCGAGTTCACCGCCGGCCGCGACCACGCCGCCAGCCACGCGCGGGTCGCTGGTGACGTAGTACCCAGGTCCGAACAAACTCTCATCTGAGAACTTGCTCGGTCGGTCGAACGCTGCGCCGGTGCCGTGGTACATCCGCGTGCTCGCAGGCTCCGCTGGAGCAGCAGCCGGCGGAGTGACCGCGCCAGGCTCAGCCGGCAACGGCTCGCGACCAATCCCGCGGCCCGTCAGCGCGATCGCCTGACCTTCCAGCATGGTGCGAGCAGCGCCGGCGACATCCTGGTCGGTGACTGGCGGAACCGTGACCCCCTTCGCAACGCTCGCCTGACGGAACTGCTCGAGCAATTGCCGCGCGGTATCGGCCATCGGCTGCTGAAGAATCTCCTCGTCGCTCAGCAACTCAGGTCCGCGCAGCATCCCCAGCGCGCCGCCGACGACTGGTGCGTTGGCGATCTGGTTGCGCACTCCCATCAGCGGCGGGTTGGCCTGATTCTGTTCGATGGCTTGCCCGACGTTGGACACGGCCGCATTCGGATCGGCCACCGCGGACGAGATTGCGCCGCCGACATTCTGAGCGGCGTTCTTGACCGCACTGTCGACTTGCTGCAGACCACCCGCGAGCACGCTCGCACCTTGCTCGACGATGTTGGTGGGAGCCGGCGCTGGTCGCGTCCCTTGCGACAGCGGCGAGGTCCCTGGGATGTTCGGGTTGTCCGCAGCGAGACCACCCTGAAGCGGTCCCATCCGCTGCTCCATCTCCGCCGGCGTCATCCATTCTTTGCCACCGCGCAGGTCGGTCCCACTCGAGCCGACGTGGAACGCACCAGACGATGGGTCGTACGCGTCCGCTGTGAAATAGTGCCCAGGAGTCGACAGCGTGACCGGGTTGCCCGACTGCGCCTCTTTGGCGAAAGCCTGCCAGTCGGCGCCGATGACGCGGTGCGGGATGTTCATCTCGTCGAACAGCTTGCTCTCGGACTGCAAGCCGGCCATGCCCGTGTCTGCGGTCCAGCCGACGTTCTTGGCCAGATCGACCGCCTCTCTCAGCGTCGGGTTCCGTCCGAACATCTGCGCGAACCGCACTGCCGCGGCGGGCCCGCACGCGGCGTAGGCTTCGGCGCTGTTGAGCTCGCGATCGCCGAACTGGCTCAGCGTCGGCAGCACCGCATTGGCCACCGTGCCGCGAGCAGTATCGGCCGCCGTCCCGACTGCGCTCGCCGCACCACCCAGGATGTTCCGAACGTAGCGCTGGGTCTCCTCGAACGGCGGCACGCCACCGTACTGGTCGACATTGCCGGGACCAGCGTTGTAGGCCGCCAACGCTTTTGCGTAGTCGCCGCCGTACTTCTTGAGGTTCTGCGCGTCGAGCTGCGCCGCGGCGTCGAGCGCGGCGTAGGGGTCGGTCGGGTCGATGCCCATGCCCTGTGCGGTCGCGGGCATGAACTGCGCGATCCCGATGGCGCCGGCGCCGGACTTCGCGACGGGGTTGAATCCCGACTCCTGGTCAATCTGCTTGAGAAAAATGTCCGGGTCGATGCCAGCCTTGCGCGCGGCCTGGCGCGCATAGTCACGCAGGTCCCCACCAGGCGCTACGGACGGTCCGACCTGCGGCTGAGCGTTCGCGCTCGGCGACGTCGTCTGTGGCGTCTGTGCGGCGGCCTGTGCGCTGGTATCAGGCTGCTGCTGCTGCGGCTCCGGCGCGAGAGTCTGGCCCATGCTCGCGAGCGTGTCCTGTGCGTGCTGCTGGAGTCGGCTGACGATCTCGTTCGGGTCGATCTGGACGTTCTGCAGCGGTGGCTGGTTGGCTTGCTGCGCTGCATCGAACACGCCCTGAGCGTGCTGCTGCAGTCGCTGGATGATCTCGTTCGGGTCGATCTGCGGACCAGGGACCTCAACGGGGAGCTGCGTGTTCTGGAGCGGTGGCTGATTCGCCTGTTGGATTGACTGCAGCGCGTCCTGGGCGTGCTGCTTCAGACGATCGGTGACCAGTTGCTGCGCGTCCTCTAGCGGGATGACGCCCGGCATCAACCAGACCTCAACCGGCGGCGGCTATAAGAAAGACGCTCCAGGTGATGTGAAGCCTGGAGCGCCCGCACCCCGATCGTTGGAGGATCGAGATGGATTTGCAGTTTATCGCCGACGACCCCTGGATGCTCCTGTGGCTTAGCCCGGCCATCCTGTTTTTTGCCTACCTGATCTTCGCCAGTCGGGGCATCATCCTGGCCGTGTTCGCTATTCAGTTCGCGCTCGCACTGGGTCTGGTCTTCGTAGGGCCACGCCTGGTCCAACTCAATGATGAGTTCACCCGTCATCCCTATGAACCGGACCTCATCAAGTGGGCTATCGGTCTGACTGCGCTCGCGTGTGTCTACCTCTGGGCGCAACGTCGTTGGCCGAGTCACATGGCACCTGAAGGCGGCAAGGGCTGACCGTTAGGCCCCAGAATGACGGGCGGAGCCGGCGCTGGTACAGGTGGAGGAGCGAGAACCGGAGCGGGCGCCGCGGATAACGCCGGCGGAATGGGCATTGCTGCTACTGGTGGTGGCGGCGCCGCTGGTAATCCTTGCGGTGGTGCTGCTGACGCGCTCGCCATAGCCGCTTGAGCAAACGCGTTCGGATCGGGTGGTGCAGGTGCTCCTGGTGGCGGAGTGGTGACACCGAGCCGGTCGGTCACCTTCTCGAACTGAGCCGGGTCGCGTCTCGCCTCTGCCTGCAGCCAGGTCCGATCGTTGGCGATGTACTTCTGACGGTACAGGTCGTCGAGCTGTTGGTTAGAAACCTGCGACATGTCGGGATGGTTGGCGTTGTCGCCAAAGACGCCCTGCGCAATGTTGGGCGCGTCGCGTGAAATCTCCGAAGCGATCTCGTTCTTGAGTTGCAGGATCTCGTTCTGCTTCGGAGACGTGGCCACTTACTTACCCTTCGGCTCACCCTTCACGCCCATCTTGCGGTCCATGCGCTGGTCAGCCTTCGAGCCTGGCTTGATGCCCATGCGCTTGTCCATCGCGGTGTCCTTCTTGACCGACGTTCGAGTGACCTTCGCCATCACTGACCTCCTCGCTGCCCCCACCAGTAGAGGAACACGCAGAACGGCACGACGATCACACTGAACGGGACGACCATCAACATCAACTCACGTTTGGTCACGACTTACCCTCCGCCCGGCGCCGCTGCGCCCTGCGGACCATAGGCTACGCCGCCCGGCGGCATGGTCCCGCCTGGCTGCTGCGCTCCACCAACCACCTGCGGATAGCCGGGCGGGCCGACGCCAGCACCGTTGGGTGCCGCAGCTAAAGCCGCTAAGTCTGGAACCCCGCCCGCACCGGGTCCGCCACCCTCGAACACGCCAGGTTGGGGCGTGCCCGACGGTAACGCTGGATTGTTTGCAGGCAGGTTGCCAGCGAGCGCTCGCTGTTCCATCTCCTGCGCTTTTTGCAGCATGTCGCCGCGGCCGGCTTCCATGAACACTTCCGCGTCCAGCCATTTCTGGTATTCGGGACTGGCACGGATGCGGTCCCTGGCGATGCTGCGTCGGATCTCGTCGGGGTTGTCGCCCAGGTAGGTGACCGCTTCATCCTTGCCATAGGTGCCGGCTGCCAACCGCTCGTGCGCGTACCGAGCCATGATCATCTCGTCGGTCGGAAGCTGGGCCTGGACTTCCCACTTGATGCGCATAGGACGCTCGAGGTCGGACGGGCCGAAGCCGATGAACTCCGCGACCGCTGTGCCACTGCCGACATCGACCCCACCTGAGAAAACCCAGACCTTTTCTTTGGCGCGGTCGCGGATGAGGGTCCACAGCTTTTCGGTCTGCCCTTTGAGCAGGCTCTCGATGCCGTGCCTGATGGGACCGACGCGCGTGCGGGAGTAGGACAGCACCTGGCTGATGGCGAAGCCGGCGCCCTCCATGCCACTCAGCGTGGTCACTCTGGGCGACTCCAGGTCGCGAATGGCGCCGTCTATGAGCGCCATGTGCTTTTCCAGCGTGGCCGCGTCGGGGTACTGGATGCGCTGCAGTTGCCGACCCGGCGGCAGGTTCAGGATCTCACCAGGGTGGACCGTGGGGTCCGTCTCTTTGGGCTTACCGTCGTCGCCGATGATGGCCGAGGCCGGCGTATCGCCATACGTGACCAGGGGAGAGAGCAGGTCCCTGGCGACGTATTGCGCGTGCATGGCACGCAGGTATTGACGGTACTGGACCAGCCAGAGCTTGGTGCGGCCGATGCCCCAGCCGACTTTTCGGTTGCGCCACCAGTTCATGGTCAGCCCTGGCGCGTAGTCGTAGGGGACCCCGAACGGGTATTTATGTTTGAACTGCTTGACGATGTACCCGGTGGGGTCGCCCTTCATGTTCTGGCCGCAGATCGCGTATGACACGAAGGTCTCATCCCAGTGCTCGAGGAAGGTGACGGTCGCGAGCATGTTGCGACTGGCTTCGATGACGTTTTGCGACTGGCCCAGTTCCTCAGGAACGATGTTCCCCTGCGAGTCGTAGCCGAGACGGTAGCGCCGGAACGCTGAGCGCATCGGCATCTGGGAAACTTCCAGGACCTCGGTGAGCTTGCCGCCCGAGCGCTGCGGGTACACAGACCTCGGGTCGACGTAGCTCCAGACGAACGGTGGACCCGCGCGCTTCTTGGCTTCTTCGGTCTGCTTGTCGTAGGCGGTGTAGTCCGCGGTGCTCGACGACGGGTCCTTGCTGGGGTCCTTGAGCCCGTAGCGTTCGGACCACAGGTCGCTGGCCCACATGATCTTCGCCCAGCCGCCGCCATCGTTCAGCGTGGCGTCGGTGACCTGAGTCATGGTGTCCGAGCCCGGCTCGCGCGTCCCGCATTCCCATAGCGTTTCCTCAGTGAAGTGCTCCAATTTGCTGGCTACCGTCTGCGCGGTGTCGCCCTCGCCGCCGACGATGGAAAGCTTTGGACGTTCGAGCGTCAGGATGGCGGTCTGTTGAAACGCCTCTTCGGTGATGTCCGGATCCCGCGGGTCAACGTGGACCAGGATGTAGTCCTTGTCGGCCTCCGACAGCGCTGGCTTTCGCATCTCGCGCTGCTCGCGAACCAGGTCGATGTCGGAATCCTGCTGCAGGTACAGGTCGCCGAGCTCGGTCTGCAGCGAGGTCAGGTACTCAGAATCGGGTGCCTTGAGTTCCTTCTTTGATCGGTCAATCGGCATCGACCGGCCCGCTCAGACAGTCGTGGCCGCGGTACGCCACCAGCTCGTCATGGGTGCGGCAGAGCAGTCGTTCGCACAGCGGGCAGTACGTCTCTGCCTCGGCCGTGCACTCTTGCTGCTCGCACACGCTGCCCGCGAGTGTAACGCTATCCGTGAAACATGGCGTTTCACGAGCCGGCATCTCAACTACCCTGCTGCACGTATCGCTGCCAGACCGTGTACAGAGAACGAGACGGTCTCAGCACGGTTGGCGTTCGGTCGAGATGGTGGCCCGTCACCGTGAGAAAGCGTCGCTGGGTGTACATCTCGACCCAGTCTCTTCTCCGTCTCCCCTCCGGCAGCGTCCCTCTGAGAAAGATGCGATAGCCGTCGCTGCTCGGGGATAGTTCGGTATAGCTGTCGAGCTGGTCGATGATCCACGCCGCGTCGCGTTTGTGCTCGGCGACGTGGTCCAGGTCGACACCGACGATGCCCCAGCGGATGTCGAGCGCGAAGCTCACGCCATCGTACGGACGACCGCCAGTAGTCGGCGCGTGCTGCGAGCGGTACGCCTCCAGGCAGATATCGAACGGGAGCCAGGTACTGCTGTCGCTGGGCTCGGCTCGGTCGCCTGTAACGGGGTTGTACGGTGGCTTGCTCCATCGGTCGTTGTCGTACTGATAGCGCCAGCAGGCCCAGGCGTCATGGTGGCGCAACTCGAGCGGGATCTGCTGCGACTGGACCTTCAGCGCACCATCGGAGGGTGGTGCCTTCTGCGGCGCGCGCGTGCTGTCGACCTGAGCCTGCAGCCACCGCGGGAGTGTTGGCCTGGTCATGGAGTTCCTCGCCTAGCCAGTCCCCGCCCCGCCAGACCATGCCCAGCCGAACCGCGCATCGCCCCGCCGTACCGTACCCAGCCTAGCCTTGTCATGCCCGTCCACACCTGACCTGGCCTAGCCTAGCCGCGCCAGACCTTGACTTGCCGCGCCTCACACCGCATGGCCAGACCTTGCCACACCTAACCTCGCACCGCCTCGACCTGTCTCTACAGCTTCCCGTCGGCGCGGAGCACGGACTCGATGCGTTGAATCCGTTGCTCGTGCGCCATCGTGATACTGGCTAGCGCCATGTTGATCCGGTTTTGCCGATCGAAGAACTCAAGTTCCGCTGGCTGCAGGTTGGCCAGATCAGTCGATCTGGCCACTTCAAGCATCCGTGTCATTTGTCGGCGTGCTCGGTGCTTGTGATCATCGGCCACGTGAATATGCTCGTTGGCGTCGATCACGCGATAGCCAATCTTCGGAACCGCGACCAACCAACGGAGGCGTAGGTTTCCCAACTCACGCCTAGCCCGGTAGATCGGACTGCGGTGTAACTCGAACCGGCGACCCAGCACCGTCGTCAACTCTTCGTACGTTACGACCCTCCCATAGTCCGCATCATCGAGCAATTCGTCATAAATCTTGCGCCACTCCGGTTTATCGTCGAGCGGCTGGAACGCTTTGGCCACGTCCATTGCTCCCATGCAAGACTTCTGCACGTGTCGCGTTGGCAACGACCACCGCGGCGAAGCGTCCATACCCAATCGCGCGCGCATCACCCAATCCGATACGTCCCGCGCGCTCCGCGACGTTGGTCAACTCGTCGAGATTCCAGATCGCTTCGTCCATCTCAGCATCGAACTCGAGTCGCCAGCGTCGGAAAATCGGACGCATTCGCATGACCCGCTGTCGCATCACCACCACTGGCAGGCGCGACCGGAACTCAGGACGCGCATAGAGCTCGTCGAGTGCCCGCGGCCCGTCGTACTCCAGCGGAATGCGATCGGTCCCAATAGCGATGCCCTGGCGTACTGCTTTGCCCTTCTTGATGGCGGTGCCGGCGTCCACGAGGCATCGGATGACGCTCGCGGCAGGCATATAGATACCGATGTCCTGGGCGTGGTAGAGACCACCGAACCACTCGAGGCGGTCGCGCTCGGCCTCGTCCGCCTCCGTTTTCTTTCGTTTCGCGTTGATGACCGCGATCTCGCGGGAAATGTCGTCGGTTTTGTCGATGAGTCGTGGATTGTGCTGAAGTAAGCCGGTTGTGCCGTCAAAGGCAAAAGCTAATTGCACAGTTCTGACTCTCCTTTCCCAAAGTGTTGTGATCTCCTCGCCTTGCCGAGACTTGCCCAACCAGACCGCGCCGGGCCGTACCGAACCCCGCCACGCCATACATCGCCCGACCATGCCCTGCCCCGCCGGGCCGAACCAGACCAAGGCCCGCCCCGCCATGTCCGCCCCAACCATGCAGAGCCGCGCCATGCCCCGCCGAACCGGGCCAAACCACACCTGACCGCACCTCGCCTAGCCCCACCGAACCGTGCCCGAGCTAACCCGGCCTAGCCTGACCCAGCCTTGGCGTGTCATCGTCGTCCTCCTGCCGCCGCGAACCCGTACCGCGACCGCGCCGGCACCGGGGACTGTTCGCGTTCAGCACCCAGATAGGCCAACCCAAGGGCGATTACACAATCGTCATGCTGTCCGAACGGAGCTGAATATCTGATCATCCCGCTTGGCAGGACGCTTGCTTCATAGCCGAGCAGCTCCGCTTGCTGGACGGCGTGGTCCAGCAGCGTGAGCGCGCCCTGTTCGATCGCCAGCCCGAGCGCCTGCACCAGCGCAGCCTTACTGGCATTGGTCGCTTCCCAGGCCCACACCGGCAGCGCCGCGCGTGCTCGGCCGAGCAGTCTGGCATACCCGGTCTGGAGACGTTCGGTGAGCGGGCCGCCCATGCTGTTGTGCTCCGCGACCACCAGGACCGGGTGGTACAGCTCGCACCACTTGTGCAACCGCTCAGTCTGCAGTTCGTAGTCGATCTCTGAGAACCTGTCCAGCGCGACCTGCTCCATCAGCGTCGCGTCGATCACACAGATAGCCGTGAAGTCGTTGGTCCTGCCCCAGTCCACTCCGATCACGTACTGGTGCCCGCGCTGGGGACCGCGCTGCTCGAGCCGTGACACCGCATCGACACCCCTGAACACCCCACCACCTTCGATCTGTAAGAACTCCGCACGGTACTCCTGGGCCCATGCTCGTTCGGGTAGTTCTGCCTTGGCCGCGGCCAGCTCGTCCGCGTCGATGAACGGATTCACCGCGGTCGGCATCTGCCACGACGCCCAGTCGGACTGGAGTGGATCTTGCCCTTGCTGGTACAGGATGTGAAAATCGTTCAGCCCGCGCGGAGTGGACATGAACCATGCACCACCAGATAAATCCGTGAGCGTTGGACGGAGTGCGAGCTGCCATATCTCCAGCAGGTCGCGCACCATCGCGGCTTCGTCCACCACGATGAGCCCGTACTTGCGTCCGCGAGCAGGGTTCGGGTCGTCGAGACTCCAGCACTCCAGCACGCCGCCACCCATCATCTCGACGCGGTGATCCTGCTCCGACTTCTGGACGGTTACCACTTGAAGGACGTTGCGCACTTCCCTCCAGAATTCCGCCAGGAGCTTGTACGTCGGCGCAAAATAGCCGACTGGCTGACGCTTTTCCAGCGCGCGCATGACCAGAACGTGCTGTGCCAGGGTGCTCTTGCCGGCTCTGCGGCCGAGTGCGACCACGTTGTAGCGTCTCGCCTCCTGCAGCAACTTCTGCTGAGTGGGATGCGGTCTAGGAAGTTGAATCCGCGGCATGCACTCCATTCTCCAAGCGCTGGAGTTCTGCCTGCAGACGCCTGAATTCCTCGAGCGCCTTGTTCCCTGCCTGGCTCAATGGTTCGCCAGCACTTGCGTACACCGTGACACGCACATCGTGTGCATTTCCCCCACGGAAGGATGGCTCAATTGCCACCATCGACTCCGCACCCGGCCATCTCGTCAATCGCTTCACCACGTCCGTAAGCGCACGGATCTCCGTAGTCAACTCAGTAAATAATGCGCGTTCAGCAGGCGTCATTGCTTCTCCCGTTCGATTGCGGTGGCGACTCCAGCGCGTGTCGGATTTGCGATGGTGATACGCGGTCCACCATTTCGATTTCGATGACCACTCGGCCGTCCTGCTGGACCTTCTCGGTGGCTTTGTAGCCGGCGCGATCCAGGATGTCTCGTGCCGCGGCGAGTGCGAGCGCTGGATTATCGTCGTCGGCGATGGTGCGCTGAATGCGTTTCAGTGACGGATCGACCAGCGCGCGGATGCGTTCCTCGGCTGACTGGCGCACCTGCGGAGCCCGTCCTCCATGCACCACGCACACGTGGCCGCCGCGAATAGACGGAGCTCGACAGGGCTCGCCGTTGGTGCGGTGCGCGGTGCAAATCGTCATAGGTCCGACGAGCTGATAGGTGCCGGTCGTCTGCGCCGGCGCTGCACCGCGACCGGCTCAGCAAGCAGTATGTGGTCCAGTGTGGTCTGCGAGATGACGCTCAGGTCGATCACCTGGCGTACGCCGCTGGTCATGCTGATGGCCCGAAAGACCGACTCCCGAGTGGTCTGATGCTCGGCCAGATCGGGCTCGAGCTCGACCAGCAGAAATCTCGACATGTCAGCCTTTCAGCGCCCGATGCGGGACATCCGTTTCATCTCGCAACTCGGCCGTGACCGGCTCAGGGAGCTGTTCGATGATAAATTTGATCTGATGGCCGTAGTGCTCGGCCATCAGATCGTTTACCCGCTGACCAGCCAGGACGTATGTGTCCAGCCCGCTGGTATCGCGAGCAACCCGGGCGTGGATCTCGATGCGTTCGGTCATGACTCGGACAGCACGTAGGTCACACCGCCTCTCCCTCACGACTCACGATGCCTCGTCCCAGGAGCATTGTGCGAGATCCTGCTTCCCATGCGTTTCCGGTCCCCGCCCACACCTTTTACATAGTCCACCACCCCTAACACTACTATCACTGCTATATGGGCTATTGGTGCTAAGTGGCCTATTGGTGCTAAGTGAGTCAGTGTTGTTGTTAGGGATATCCGTGTTAGGGGAGATAGGGGTAGTGGAACGCGTGCGCGCGTCACGCGCGTCTTTCGCGCCTTCGGCGTACTGGCCTACGGCTGTATTACTACTATAGTTATCGGTGGTCGACTTCCCGGCTCGACTATTGGATGGAAAGTATTTGCCGTCGCGGTTGCGGACTTCGCCATCCCGAACCATGACAAACAGCAGGTATCGCACCGATCCGCGAGTTTTCTGGACCGCGTCGGCGATCTCTCCAGCCGGCATCCCCGGCACACTGGCGATCACTTCCAGGATGGCTCGACGTTCCTTCGACCGCCGGTAGTCCTCCGCCGCACCCAGCAGCGACCACTGAAATTCATCCTTTTCCCAGCGCAGCGCCAGGTCCTGCTCCTCGACGTCGCGGCCAGTCGCGAACAGCGAGGCGTCTGCCTGGCCACGTTCACGCCGCAGTACCAGCACCCCGTCCGCGGCACCAGTCAATCCCAGCGTGCCGCTGATCAGCTCGAGCGGGTCGTCAGACTCACCCTTGCGGGTGTGCAGCACCACCATGATCGCCACCCCGCGCAACCGTGCCAGCGCTGCCAGCGGCAGCACCGCATCGTAGTCCGAGTCGTATAGACGAGCGTTTTTCTTTTCGGTTGCTCGAACCCGCTTGAAGGTGTCGACCACCACTAACCGCGTTCGGACGTGGCTCAGCAGCCACCGGTCCAGTTCGTCGAGCCCACCCTCGTCCAGTCGCGACCACTCGCAGGCGATGTGCAGATCCGACGGCGGAAGCCGTTCTCCAAACACCATCGCCAGACGTTCCTGAATTCGCTGCGGCCCGTCCTCGAGCGCGAGGTACAGACATTCCCCCTGCGTGGTCGCCATCTTGTGAAGAAATGCCGCGTTGCCGTTGGCGACGTCAACCGCCCACCCCAGCGCCAACCAGCTCTTTCCCAGCTTCGGACGGCCAGCCAGAATGCTCAGTCCCACCGGCACCAGCCCGGGTATCGCCCATTGTGTCGGTGCAAACGCTGCCGCCATCAATTCCGGAGAGCGCCAGATGTGACGCGCTTCTGGAACCTCGAGCATGCTCGCGATGCCGGCCGCAGTCCCGCCACCACCCAGGAAATCAGCCGCGTCACCATGCTCCAGTGCCGCCGACCAGCGTATCCATTGCGGCGCAGGCTTCAGCAGCGCCGCGATACGGGCCATGTGCTCGCGACCAGCGTCATCGTTATCTGGCCACAGCCACACGTTCTCTCGGCCCTGTAGTGGCTGCAGTGAGGCTGCTGATGGGGTGCCGGCTGCGCCAGTCACGGTGCCCACGGCGAGCAACCCCATATCGATCAACGCCTGGGCAGCTTTTTCCCCTTCGCACACCACCACCGGCACACGGTAGTCAGCTTGTTCCAGGGCCGGCAGCCCGTACAACGGCAGATCCGCGACCGGCATCCCGCCCAATCCGTTCTTGCCGTTGCGTTCCCAGCGGATCAGTTTGTCGTTGGTCGCCGTCAGGTCCTCGCGGACGTGCTCGGCGACCACCTCACCACTCCTGTTGAGCAACCGAAAGCGACGGACCGGGTTCCCAGTCTGTGATTTCTCGAACAGGTCGGCCATGCTCAGCCCGATGGGTCGCAGGATTTCTTCGAGCTCGCAGCCGGTGAAACACTTCAGCAGGACTCGGCTATCTAGTCCCAGCCCGACCGACAGGCTGGGGTGTCGGTCCTGGCCGTCGCTGTGACGCGGCCCAGGACACGATGCCTCCCAGCCCGAGCCAGATTTCTTGACCCGTTCCAGCAGGCCCAGGATGCGCCAGATTGCGCTGTTGCCATCATGCCCGGGCCCTGCCATGGGCGAGATCTCCAATCAGAAGGGAAGTTCGTGGTCGTCCTCAGGTCCACTGGTGCGGACCGATTTGCCATCAGGGGTAAACCGATCGAACCCCTGCGCTTGCTGCCGCTCGGGTCGGTGCTTGTCCTCGCGCTGCTCACCCGATTCGGCGATCAACGCGCGCAGCTTGCCGCGGGCGTGTGCGGTGTAGCCTTCGTCCTTTTCGCCGGGCAGACTGCCTACGGCCATCGGGCCGGCGAAGTTGGCGTAGACAGTGCTGCCATCCGCAGCCTCACGATGGGTGATGGTCCCGTAGACCTCGAGCCCTTCCCACCAGCCCAGCCAGTCACCGATCGCCGCGAGCTCTGCCTGCTGATCGTCCAGGTCCGCCGGCCGCGGCGGACCACCACCACCAGCTACCCAGGACATGAATTTTTTGGCGCCCTCTTTGGCACAGCACGCTGCCAGGAAATCGGTGAGCTTGGTCGACTTGTAATTACCGGTCTTGTCGACGTAGCCCAGCGACAGGCCGACCGTGTAGCTAGTGCGATAGCTCTGCTGGATACCCTCGTCAGGTTTTCCATATTCCTCGAGGATGCGTTCGATCTCTGACGGCGTCAGGTTCAACGGAAGTCGTACCTGGTAGTTGCCGTATTTTTCCGACAACTTCAGCTCCGGTTTTCCCACGACGAACCTGGCCAACCCCTCGGGCAATGGGCGCCAATCGCTCTGAGATGACTCGCTCGCACGTCGCAGCAATGGCATCGCTTACTTCCTCTCCACCATGTCGCTGGTGAACCACGTTTTCAGGAAATTCACTTCAGGATTCGTTTGATCTCGTCTTCGTCCGATGGGCGCCAGCAGTACGCCTCTACGCCGTGACAGCGGTCCAGCGCGCGGAGCCACCGCTGCTGATGCGCTGGTTCGCTCCCCCTTTTCACCTGTTCTGTTTTGAGTTCCGCGAAGAGCAACCGCGGAGGTCGGACCGCGATGAGATCCGGCAGACCGCGATCGGTACCCCACCAGATAAACCGTGAGTCGTTGTTGGCCGAGACCAGCTCCCAACCGTACCGTCGCATCCACTCGATCACGAGACGCTGGAATGGACGCTCTTTGATCTGCGCGAGCATGGCCTCGCGCATGGTGGTCATAGACCGATGATCCTTTCAGCCGTTTTCCAGCCGACGTACATGAGAAAGCCGCCGGCGAACAAGACGACACTCACGCTGACGCCGAGCCCGAGCATCAGCACCGCGACCAGCGCGCGGTCGGTCCAGGTCTGGCGGCGATAGCGCGACTGCTGGAGTTGCCACGTGCTGACCACATGACCAGTCCGAATGGCCTGCACGCTGATGCGACCGTTCCGATGCACCGGGATCTCTTCCACTTCCTCGGCGCTCATGACTGGTCTGCCGCCATCAGCCGATGCCCTATGAATTCCGCGACCGGCGCCACCACCCCATTCCCGATGCAGCGATAGCGATGACTGTCCGGGATCTGCTTGCCATCCGCAGTCCACTTCGTATGGTCATCGCCCCAGCCCTGGAGCCGCTCGCACTCCAGCGGGGTGAGCCGACGCACGCCCATTGAGCCAGATATCGCCGGCGGCACTGCGCCATCACCACCGCTGCCTTTCTTGATCGGCGGCGACTCGTTCTCGCGCCACTCCTCGTCAGTCCTGCTGCTATTGGGCTGGAAGGCGATCAGGTTGTCGGCGGCCCGGTCCGGGCCAGCGACCAACCAATCGGCACCGAGCTTCTTTCTGGTGGTCGCATCTAGCGTTCCGACATCGTCGCGTGCTGCGCAGTTCTGAACGTCCAGCACCAGATTCTCGTCGTCCTCGTGGTGCCGCCCAGGCATGTTGCTGTCGGGATGACCACCAGCGCTCAGCGTCGCGGCGACGTAGTTGTGCGCGTCACCCTGGAGCGCGCAGCTGGTGCCGTCCTCGGACACGTTCGGCTCACCCTGACCGTTGCTGACCGCAATCATCGGCAGCTCGACACTAGCCCTTCGAGCGCCGTCATCAAGCGTGGGGGCAATGTCTTCCCCCGCTTCGCCGCCCGCCGCAGAATGCCCGCCGCAGCTTTCGCAGACAGCCAGTACCGCCGCGGCACGGGCCGCGTCTCCAAGACAGCCGACAATGAAGACACGACGACGACGCTGGGGGACTCCAAAAAATCTCGCGTCCAGAACCCTCCAGGCCACGCCAAACCCGAGCTCGACCAGCCCCCGCAGTACGACACCGAAGTCGGCGCCCGGCTCGGTTCCTGAGGAAAGGAGTCCGGGAACATTCTCAACGGCGACCCATCGTGGCCGCAGCTCGCGCACGATCCGGTGGAACTCAAACCAGAGACCGCTGCGCTCCGCGGATAGACCACCCCGTTTTCCGGCCACGCTGACGTCCTGACACGGGAACCCTCCATAGACGAGGTCAACACCCCAGAGATCTGATTGGAAAGCCTCGCGAAGTGCGGTCGCGTCCACTTGGCGAACGTCTGTGATTCGCTCACAGTCGGGCCAGTGCCGCTCCAGCACGCTCAGGCACCACGGATCCTGCTCCACCTGGAGCACCGTCTCGATGCCAGCTCGCTGGAACCCGAGCTCGAACCCGCCGACGCCAGAGAACAAGCTGATCGCCTTCACGCACACCTCACCGCAGCCCCAACCGCCGGCTACAGGCCGGCCACGCTGCCCAGCCCTGCACCGCGAGCCCACGCTGAGCGATGAGAATCTGCGACTCGCGGCTGGCCAGGTCGGGACGCGACGCGAATGCACCGCCGCCATACCGGTGCCAGAAGACCATGTCCTCCTGGAGACCGCCGAAATACCCATTGCCAGTATTGGCGTACCAGCGGCCTGTCGACTCGCACTGCGCGAGCGTGTCCCAGACGTTCCATACAGGCTCAGTAACCACCTCAGGCTCGGGTGCGTCGTCTGGAGCGTCCTCGACGGCTGGCATGGCTACCGCGGCGGCTGGAGCGACGCCTGCACCATCCACGCTCGCCACCGTCACCAGCATCGCCAGAGCAGTCAGCGTGGCCATCAGTCCGCCTCAGGCTCTAATCGCATGCGGTGCCATGCGTACTCAGGGTCCCCGCCGTCACACCAGACGACCGAGAGGTCGTCGCAGTAGTACAGAGTGCGGTTGTGCACCTCGCACTGCATCCCGAGTGGCACGTCGGGATGCTCGGCATCGGATTCCGGATGCGAGCACTGAGACAGCAACAGCGATCCACCATCGGGCGTATCGACCGACCAGAATGCTGGCGCTACTGCCCATGTTCCTGGCTCAGCCATCGTGGACCCCGAGCTCGTCGGCGACGTCTTCAGGCGTGCTGGACCAGTAGGCCGAGCCGTTCTCCGATTCGCGCAGCAGGTCCACGAACTGGCTCATCGTCGGGATGGCATTGCCGATCGACGCCGAACGCCTGAGCGCCGACGCGCCACCCGCGAGCCACATCACCGCCGCGATCTCCAGCAGTTCGGGCGTGTCCTCCAGGTTGTGGGCGTAGAGAAACCGGTAGTAGACCGGCATGAGAAAGCCCATCTCGGCCTGGCTGATCGAGGGCAAGCTAGCGCCACGTGTTGATGGCGTCATGAGCTAGGCCGCGGCTTCGGCTGATTGAGAAAGTTCGAGTGAGCCGAGGAGCTCGTCGAGTTGCGCCCGCGTCAGTTCGGTGTCGTCGCCCTGCAGCGATCGCCAGAGCGCCCACCGCAGCAACGCCAGGACCTGCAATCGCGGCGGTCGACCACGCAGGTCAGCGACCTCGTGAAGAGTGTCCCAACCTGCCGGGCCGAGGTCAGTACGCGCCAGCGCCGGCACACGGACCGGGCGGGCGTTGGCGTATCCGTCGTGCATGACACCAGCGTGCCGGCATCAGCAAATTCGCGTGCGCCACTTGGTACGACACATGCCGCTATTTCTGACGTGCACCAACAGCACGTCAGAAGCACGTCACACTACGACAGTCTGACGTGCATTCCCATCAAGTGGATGAAGTGTCCGCGGAGACACAGACTGTACAGGACGAGCGCCGCAACAGCTCCCAGGTGGCCGAGCGTTCGAATCAGACGCCGCTCAATGAGCTTGCCGGTGCGGTCGTATACCTCGTCGTACGTCAGGTGAACCACCCCGTTTTCCTGGTCGCCCGGCGCAGGCGTAACGGGTGCAAGCGACTCCAAAAGCAGCGGCTCCCAGGACGGGTGCCAGTCACGCGGTGGTGGCCAGACCTCGATCCAATCTCGGCCTGCCCATTTTTTATCTCGCAGATCGGCTTTGCGTCGATCCCACGTCCTCGAGTTCAGTCGCGGCATGTGTGCCGCGGCGATGTCCGCGTTCCGCGGCAACCGCGTGACCCCTGGCTGGTAGTAACGCCTGACCGCTTCCAGATACGCGATGGCCTGCCCAGGCACCATGCTCAACGGCACGCCCGGCAGCGACGGCTGACTGTTTTTCGCTTGCTGTTCCACCGACCATCCAACCTCCCAGGGGACCGTCGTTATTTACACGTTCTGAACAAAACCCTACGACAACGGTACGTCATGCGTAGCGTCAGAGAGTATAGAACATCCGTTCCGGCGTCGGTCAGCTATCGGACATGAGCAGTACATCGGTCCAAAAACTGTCGTACCGATTGGCGCACCGAGTTTTCCCAATGCCGGCAGACTGGGCTTCGTGGTCGCTGATGAGCGGGTCGTTTCGCTGCCGCGGGACGTGTACGAGGTCCTGGCCAGGATCGTGCTGCGGAAGACTGAGCGGCAATTGGCACAGACAAAGCCGCCGCTTCCCGAGCTGGTCGAGAAGCGGCGTGTGCTGAGAAAATTCCTAGGGCTAGGCGGCGATGCGCTCGATGTCTCTGACGACCATTCCTGACCGACGTAGAAGTACCCGGAGTTTCAACAGGCTACGTCCACTCCCCAATCGAATGTCGGCAGTCCATTCCAGTCGCGCGTGCCGTTTCGGCTTGACCTGAACCAGCACGTCATCTTCGCCGGCGCTCTCGCCTTCGATGGGATAGACCTCCGCTCGTACGTTGAGCCGCTCAAGCAGTGCTCGCTTGTCCTCGCGGGTTGCCTGGTCGAGATCGCCCATGTCGGTGAGATATTCCCGCAGCGACGCCACCTCTTCGGCGGACATCCCCGCGGCGCGCGTGCTAGCCACCGTCCGCGCATGCTCGTCGCGCAGCCGGCTCAGCAGTCCCTTGGCCTCGTCGCGGGTCTTTTCCAGGACCGCGATCTCTTCGTCGTCCGGCTCGAGCTCGGTGAGCCGCACCACCGCCCGGTCCAGCTTGCGGCTAGTCAGCTTGATCTGTGCATCGAACGCGGCGAGCCGTCCGTCCAGTTTGCTCAACTCGGCGTCCCGCTGTTGCTGTGATTCGAGCAGCGACGAGTCCAGGCGCGCGGTATTGGTGAGTGCCTCCGCGAGCAGCAGCCAGGCTATTTCTTCAGCCAGGTCGGCCCTGAGCGTGGGGGTGGTGCATCGTCGATCGAGCGCGAACAGCCGGTCGATGCGCGACTCGAAGCGGTTGGGGCAGACGTAGTAGCGGCGCATCCCACCGGCCATTGCCTCGGTACGCAGCAGTTGCTCGTTGCCGGGCTTGCTGCAGACGCCACAGACCAGCCGGCCGCGGAGCAGGTACTCGTCGTCTTCGTCGCGCCTGTGCCCGGAGGGGCGGTGCGCTCGGCTTGCCATAGCTCGCTCGACGTCGTCGAAGAGGTCCTCGCCGATGATGGCCGGCACTTCGATGGGGTTGCCGGCGTAGGTGCCCTTGCCGGTGTACAGGCGATTGGTGAGGACGCTGTACAGGGTCGAGTGGTGCCAGACCAAATCGGCCCCCTTGCGGCCGCGGGAATGTCCCGGCGAGGGGATGACCGACTGATCGAGCCAGCGCAGGATCTTTGCCCCGGACATGTGGCGAGCCCGATCGAAGAGCGCGCGGACGATGCTCGCCTCGGCCTCGTTGATCCTGAGCCCGATGATGCGTCCCTGCTTGCCAGTGGCCATGTCGGTGCCGGTGCGGATGGGTAAGTAGCCGAAGGGGATGAGTCCGTTGCCAACCCATCGTCCCATTTCTGCCTTGGCGCGCCGGCCGCGCATGCTGGAGCGCCGCCGTTTGGCGCGGTCGTACTGGCTGAAGGCGTGGCTGACACCGTTGAGCAGCTCCGCCTCGGCGCTCTGCTCGGCGCTCAGCGGTGGCGCGTCGAGGTACTGCACGCGCACGCCTAACGTGGCGAGCTCGGCCTCGATCACCATTGCCTTCACCTGGTCGCGGGCGAGCCGGTCGTGGGACGGAACGATCAGAACCGTGAACCTGTGGGCGCGCGCGGCATCGAGCATCGCGTTGAGCGCGGGCAGGTCCCAGTCGGCACCACTGGTGTCCTGGTCGACCCCGTCGCGGAAGTGCAGATCGGGCAGGAGCGCCCATCCCTGCTGTTGAGCGAAGCTGGCAGCATCCTGGCGCTGAGCTCCCAGGCTGTAGCCCTGAGCGGCCTGCACCATGGTAGAGACGCGCTCATAGTCGGCGGCGATTACCGTCATGGCCGCAGTCCACAGTAGCGCTCAAGGCGTTCGAGTTCTGCCTCACGTTCAGCGATGTAAGACGCAGGAGGCGGGGGCAGAAGCCAGCCGGGCATAGGCTCCTTGGCGAACGCAATGGTGTCGCGCAGTGCCCTCAGCCTCAAATCGTACTGTTCCTGGCGCCGAGTCATTGTCTCGGTATGTCGGTTGGCCGATCGACATCTGGAGCAGGTATCTGGAGCGCTATCGCGCATGCCTCCGCCACACCCAGGACATCTGATAAGTTGGCCCGTGTCATAACGTGGCCGTTCGTCGCGAGATAGACTTTTCATTGCAGGTCATCTCCTTTACCGGTTGACTTGTCGCGACCCCCGGTCGGTGGCTTCCGACGCGGGGGTCATTCTTTGTTTTCTTCCCAGAGCTCGAATGGTTTGACGTGTAGGGCTCTGGCCAATTTTTTGACGGTCGGCGGCAGCGCGTCTGGGTCGCCTGCCTCGAGTCGGATGATCGTCGTCCTGGCCACGCCTGAGCGCTCAGCCAACTCAGCCTGAGTCATGGCGGCACGAAGCCGCAAGTCCCGCAGCCGGGTCAGGACTGGCATTTTCTCAGGTCCGACGGTAGTTGAATCGGTGTAGGTCAGGAGTTCGCTCAGTGTACTCTGCGCGTCCTGCGAGTCAGCGGTTGCCATCTGGTTGAGTCTCGTTTCCCCTTCTCACACAGTGTACCATAGATGTTGCATGGGTGTCGTATGGTGAGTATACTTTGGGCACGATGAACAACCAACTGAGGCCGATCACCAAGGCGATGGCAGGGACCATCCGCCAGGACGGCACTGGACGAATCCTTCGCCGCGAGTGCTGGGAAGCCACCACCACCGATGGCGAATGGGCCTTCGAGCGCATCGAGGATGTCGGCACACCCTGGGCCGTCGTGCATTACCCCAGCACCCCACAGGCCGAGACCGCCAGCGCGATGTTCGGCACACTCAAGTCAGCCCGACAGGCCGTCGAGCTCGGACTCGACCGCTGGCTCCCTTCCACTCAGGCCGCGGCTCACGCTCGTGGAGAGCACGAGACGGTCGAGAGCCCCTACGGCTGCCCGGTCTGCTCTGAGGCGCGCGTCGCCAAGATGCGAGCCGAGACCGAAGCGCGGTGGGCGCGATGAGCACCCAGCCCGTCGACAAGCGCAGCGCGCGTGCGCTGGACCTCACCGAGACCGCCGGCCAGTGGCGCCACCTCATCACCCGCGACGGTGAGCCCGTCGTCGCCATGCCCAGCCAGACCGTCAAGGGCCTCTACTACCTCGTCACCGAGACGAGCTGCACCTGCCAGGATTTTCAGCAGTACGGGCTGCGCCACACCCGCATCGGCGACGTCGGCCTGCACATGCTTTGCAAACATATCCGGGCCGTACATTTCCTCAGGCTCAAGGCCGAAGAGCAGCAGGAGTACGCATTCTGATGACCGTCGAAGGGACCGTCGAGAGCGCCAACCCGAAGGGGATCAAGCTCGGCGGCGAGTGGCGCAACGTCAGCAAATTCAGACCCGTCGACTTGCCGCCAGTCGGCAGCACCGTCCGGGCCGACATCGACGCCAAAGGCTTTCTCACCTCAATCGAACTGCTGGACGAGCACGCCAGCGTGACAGCTAGCGTGTCGCAGCGCGACCGTCAGATTGCGAGACTGGCCGTCCTCAAAGCCGCCGCGGCGTTCTGCGCCGGCAAGGCTATGTCGACTGAGGTCAGCTCGCGGGATGTGCTGCTCATCGCTGACGCCTGGCTCGAGTGGGTGAACCGTGACTGAGCCGGCGGTCTGGTTCTTTGCCGCGCTGCTGGCGCTAACCTTGGCGGTACTCCTGTGGGACCGTCTCGACGGATGAGGTCACCATAATTGTTGATATGACTACCAAAGACGACGAGATACCCGGACCACCGTGGATCACGCTGGCCGAGAGCGACTGGTGCGCGATGACCCGCGAACGTGACGCACTCCAGGCAGCGCTCAAAGCCGCCCTCGAACAGAACGCGCGGTTTGCGGCTGAGATTGCTCTACTTCGCGTCAATCGCGACCTCGTGGGTGATTTCCTGCGAGTGACTGAGGAAATGCTGTTCAGATCGTCCGAAGGCCGTCTGTTTCGCATTGAGAGAGTGCTTGCTAGTGATAAAGATGGCTAGATCATCTACCGAAATGCAATGCCCTGCGTGCGGTGGAACGCAGGGCGATGGCACAAAACCGTGCGCTTATGCTGGGTGCCCGAAGCGCGAACAACTGATCGAGATCGCAGCGTGGGTAGCGCAAACATGCTTGCTGTTCGGCGCCGCGCCGAGTACGTCCTATACCGTCGCCGGGCTATTCGTAGAAGGGCTAGAGCACGAGTGGACCAAGCTTGATCGACCTAAAGATGGTTAGCGATACCAAGCGGAAGCGAAGGGTCACCGAAGTTGTGGCCGATGGCGTGCGCTACCCGAGATATGGATGGAGCGGATGCGACCGTTGTCAGCGTTATCGGCTCGTCTTCTATGTGACCGATGAACTGGCCGGCGCACCTGGCGAGGCGTGGTGTCGGCCCTGCATCGTGGAACGTCTCAAGGGTTGCTAGAAATTAGTGCCGATATTCCGATGGTGACTGAAGCAAAGCGTCGTATGGACTTCGAGCGGTTCGTAAATCGCACGGAGACATGCTGGCTATGGACTGGCGGCAAGAGCCCCAGTGGATATGGCATGTTCCGCGTAGGCCACGTCCACGGCATGGCGCATCGCTGGGCTTGGCAGTGGGCTAACGGTCCCATCCCTGAGGGCATGCAAGTCCACCACGTGTGCCACATCCGGCTCTGCGTAAACCCGGACCACCTGTCAGCGGTCACTCGCCGACGGAATCTCCAACACCGCAACTTCGACTCATGGAAAGACATTGATGGACGAGTCGAGGTTCTGGAAGGCGAGCCGTTGACCGTTACGCTGACCGCGGAGCACTCCTCATGGGTCCGTGCTCGCGCCGCGGATACCGGGCTCTCGCACAATGAGATCGTTGCCAAGGCGATGTACCGGTACATGGCACGCTGGATAGGCGGATGGGCCAAGCCAACACAGAGCGCCGCTGACTAACTAACTGCCCGTAGATCTGGTAAGTGGCTCGACTGAGTGTTCAGAGCTTGCAATACCCTGAACACTCAGCCTTCGCTTTTGCGACCCCGCTGAGTCGCTCTGGGCACGAATTCCAGAAGGGGGTTATTGGAGGTGTTCCAGAACCCGTGCCCATGTCCACGTTCACCTAGCGGGTAAGCAGTTCCTGGATGTTGGCGCCCTGGTTGACGTTGATCAACAACAGCCCCAGGATGGCCAGCCAGATCAGGACGATCTGAACCCGTAGTCCCTGAGGCACCTCGCTCTTGCCGCGCGTCGCCAGGACCACCACCGCCTGCGAGAGCACCCCGCCGATGAACCCGGCCAGCAGGGGCGTAGAGGCCCCGACCATCCAGTTGATGAGCGAGATGAAGAAGTGGTCCACATCAGCAATCTATAGGAGCCGTGCCAGCGCGACGCCTCCGATGAGCAGCGCCTCCAGCACGTCGAGTCGTCCGATGACCGCCAGGACCACGCAGAGCAAGAGCACGATGACAGCGATGATCCAGCCGATGGTTATGACTGGTGCAGCAATTTGCATGTCCGATTCCCCCTTCTAGCTCGAGCTCCAGAGACAGCTCCACGCGCCCAAAGCGTCCCAGTCCGCGCGAGTGATCTCGTTCCAGATTCCCCTGTATCCGGGCGCGCTGTTCGCGATGTACAGCCTGCCGTTAGCGGCGCCGCGGAACGCCACCCAGTGGTAATAGCTCTGGCCCGAGCCGAGACCGACCACGTGACTGTAGATCCCGTACGCCTGATCGAAGCTGAGCCACCCCTGTTGCATCTCCAGTCCCGCGTGCTCGCGAAGCACCCGTTGCAGCTCCACGCCACTGCCATCATGCAAGCCGAGTGCCGGGCTGATGTTGTCGGGGTAGCCGATCGCGTAGACGACCTGCTCGCGATTGCTGTAAACGTCGCTGCCGCGGCCGGCACCGACGCTCCGCTCGGTCCATTCCGTCGCCGCCGCAGAACACGTCCAGTCGTAGAGCTGCGCCGGCTGTTCTGCCCACGGGTCCCAGGCCACCCCGTCAGCCGGGACCTCCCCCTCAAAAGGGACGCGGTTCGTTCGATTATCCGCCTCTATCCAGAAATAGGTGGCGTCGCGGCCGAAGGTCTGGCTGATCTTGTTGCCCTCCCGCAGGACAATGAAGACCTCGTCCGACCTCGGCTCATCGCCCGCGTCAGCCATCGCTTGCTGGACGCCTGGGCCTACAGAGAAGTCGGCCACCATCGCACCTCCATGTCAAAGAACGCGACGTCGACACTGAACCAGGCGTAAGCGTCGGTCACTTGTGTGCCGCGGCTTCCAGGACTGCGAGCGCCGCGTCGTCGAGGACCCAGCGCTGTTCTCCATCGGTGTCGATAACGCGCTGTTTCACGTCGGCTACCACCTGATCGGCGCTCTTGCTGCCGCGCGTGGCAGGCTGGGTCAGGCCGACCATGACATGCAGGCTTTGGCCCATCAGCGCATCGGCACCACCGCCGGGAGGCCAGGCCGAGACCGCTCCGCACTCAGGACACAGAACCAGAACCACATCCTGATTCGGCGTGCGATCCGTGTTGGTGCCGTAGGTGACGGTGGAGGGGTCGAGCGTCCCGCCGTGGCTACCGCCTGGGGCGTCATCGTGGATGTACTCCCACGCCGTGGGGTCGTCGAAAGAAGTAGGTCGTACACTCATCTACGGATTCGCCTCAACTGAAATAGTCGCCGTCCCGGCTGCCGCACTTGCAAAGGGCGCCGCCTGACCAAGAGCTAACCCACTCGCTACGGTCATAGCAATATTGCATGTCGTTGAGGAAACCTGACCGGGAGCCACTACTGTTGCAGCGAGACCTGCGCCATTCGTTGCGGCGGTCTGCCAGGCTGCAGCCGCGCTCAGCGTCACCGTAGGAGCAACTGCTTTCACTGTCTTGTACGCCAGTGGGGCGACGATATTCGTAGTGGCGTAAGCGAAGCCCATCGCGGCATAGCCCAAAGCTGCGGGCTGAGCCACTTCGTAGTACCTGAGACACCGCGCCAGGTCGTCGGCCGGGTGCAGCGGCGCGTAGTCCGCGTACTGCGAGCCCACCACCAGCATCGCGTTGTCGATGTAGTAGGTCGTGGTCGCCTGCAGGTTGATCCACACGCCGAGCTTTCCAGAGGCGTTGCTCGCAGCCGGCGTACCGGTTACAGAGAACGTCTGATAGGAAGTCGTCAACGAGGCCGCCGCACTGGAGGCCAGAACGGTCGACCCGTCCACATCGATGAGCTGGAGCACTGCCGCGTTCGAGATGCTGGTATTCGCTTTGATGCGAACCGAGAAGGTGACCGTCTTGCCCTTCAGGCTGTTACCTACCTCCAGCGACTGCGACAAGACAGACGCCGTCGTGCCGAAGGTGTGAGTACAGGTCCAGCAATAGTTCGATTGAAGGTCAGCGTTCGCGGAGTCGCGGGTGATGGAAGACGCAAAGCTTGTACCACCCGTCCCCGCGACGGCAAACCAGCGGTCCGCGCTGTACAGACTGCCTCCGAACGGCCCAACTCCTCGCTGCCAGATCTCGAACCCGCCGTTGGTCAGCAGGTTCGCACGAGCCGTATCACTGGCTAGTTTCGCATTGGTGACCGCGGCATTCGCAATGTCCACCGTCGCGATCGTGCCGTCGGCGATCTTGACCGACGTAACCGCGCCATCCGCCAGCGCCGTTCCAGGAATCGATCCTGGTGGCACCCCGGTGAACGCGACCGCGAGTCCCTTGCCTGACCCGTCATGGGTATGGGTGCTGAACGCCGCGGCGACGTTCTGGACATCTTCTTTCTTGAAGATGTCCGTGGGCGCCGTCGCTCTCGAGAATGTCGGCGCGTTGTAGTTTGGATCAGTCTCGATACGTGCCATCAGCTACTCCCTTATATCCATTGCACGGCTTTGACTCTGAGAGAACCCCGCCACTGGCGACCGATCTCGTCGAATGATTGCATCACTGAATAGTCTGTAAATGAAAGGTTCTGCGAGCTCTCGTCAGGCAGGACCACCGCCACCGCGCCAGGAGTGTCGACCGCGGCCTCGATCAGCTTCTGGATCTGCTTGCGCCCCATCCTGACCGGCACTCCATCACGTCGGACCAGGCCATCGGCACACAGGATGTCGCACTGGAACTCCATCACTCGCCGCGGCCTCAGCGCGTGCCCCAGGCTGACGCCCGACACCAATGGGGTCGACGTGTGGTCGGTGTTGTGCAAATGCACACGCAGCGCGACCAGCGTGGCCGCCGCGCTGATCGGGAACATCGCTCGCTCGTACACCGAAGAATCAAAGACGTTGCCAAACGCGGTCCACGCCATCCCTGGAGTCGGGTCCAGTCGATAGTCCAGGGTGACGTAGTTGTTCGGGTCAAGTTTGGACCCGGTGACGCTGAAGTGACGCAAGCTCTTCTGGCTGGCGTGATAGCCGCCGTGCCATAGCGGAAGGTCCACCCACCCGTCGCCAACGAAGTATTTGTAGTCGACGCAGCCCGCGGGGTTCGGCGTGCAGGGGTTCAGCATCCAGCCAATGCCGCCATCAGAAAAGCCGATGTACGTCCTGGTGTGGCCGGCCACCGCGGAGCCAACCTGCGAGACGAACAGGTGTTGTATCGCCCTCCCAACGAAGGGAATGGAGACGCTGCCATGCCAGGCGTCGATGTGCACCGGCTCACCGGTGCCCTGCGAGCCGAGCGCGGTGACCAGTGTCGACTGCCTCGGTCCGCGGACGCCCATCCCCACCCACGCGCCGAACTTGCACAGGTAGCCGGTGTTGGTGTTCCGATCGAGCAGCGCGGAATACGCGAACATGGTCTCCACGCCCGCGAATGCGGTGACCTGGCCAGAGATGCCCGCCACGTTTGAGGACAGGTCGTCAGGCCCGACCGAGGTCCAGGACAGGTCGGAATCGATCCTCCCCAGACTGTTCCCGTACGCCACGTACAACCCGTTCTCGAAGGTGCCCCACGTTCTGCCATTGGTCCCCACATCGGCGTAGCGCAAAAATGGGAACACCTCGCGATCGTCCCCCGCGGCGTTCAGGGTGTACATCCCGTCCGTCTTGGCGACTACCAGCGTGCCTCCAGCGGTCACCAGTAGCGAGTTGATCTGCGATGACTTGTCGCCAGCCCAGAAGATCAGGCTGGTGTAGTTGGCTTCATTGGTCGGGTCAGCGTTGGTGTCCAGTTTTCTCAGGCGATTGACACTGTCGGCCCACCAGAACTCTTTCCCGATCACGGTGAAGGCGAGCGCGGTGAACGTGGCCATCGCGGTGTACGCGCTGCCGTTCGACGTCCACTGAGCCACCGCTCCCGCACCGAGCGCAAAGAACGCGCGCTGCACCCCGTCGAAGTTGGACGAGAACACGCAGACGTCCAGAATCGGCGCCGCGAATGTTTTCACGATCGACCAGGTGTCCGCGCCGGCTGCCTTCTTCAACACATTGGCGCCATTGGCCGCGTACAGATCCGTACCGAGCTCGAAGAAGCGGTTGATGCCGTGCACCGCGTCGACGCTCGCCGGCGTGGTCGTCCCGATCTCCGGACCCAGCACCCACGGCCAGACCGACAGGTCGACCGCGTTCGCGCTCATATACCGCTGGTCGTCCCACTTCTCTTGAATGGCCAGGCCGAGCCCGAGCGTGAGCTGCTGGAATGGTTCCTCGCGGTCGTTGGTCGGGTTCGCGCCGGCGTACGAGTAGTCGGGTGGCGCGACCGCGCCGATGTCCTGCGACTTGGTCGACACCAGCGCCGGCTGGCCAGCCTGCGGCGAGCCTATGAGAAAGCCGACGCCACCGATACGGACGTGGAACGGATAGGGACTGCGCTTGGCGTACAGGCTCATCCGGCCATCCTGACCGCTGGCCCGAACGTTCGCTGGCGGTACAGCTTCTTTTGCGGGATGTCTGCTACCAGGTGCTCGCGGACCAGGTCGTTGAACCAGGCGACCGCGGTGGCCTGGTCCCTGACCAGTCGCTGATTGGCCGCCGGCTCCAGCAGGTGTCCGAACTGACGCCAGCCGGCGACCAGCGCCGCGGCCGCCACCCAGTCACGCGGCACCGGCGCCTCGTCGGTTTCCAGAGCTAGGCCGGACTGGTCACCGAACGAGCCGCCGGCGGCGCGACAGTGATCGTACGCCCGCTTCAGACAGCGCAGATAGATCAGATCGCCATCGTTGAAGGTGCGACTGCCGGTGTTCAGGTAGAAGGACCCACCGTCACGCTCGACCTGGCCCATGATCCGACGCTCGAACGGGTCATCGAGGTTGCGATTGTCTGCCGCGGCGAGCATCCCGACCTGGAGGATGTCGCCCGAATCGATCAGCCACGGTGCTGCAATGCTCAGGTCGTGCCGCGAGGTCTGGATGGTCGGAATGCAGGCGACCTCGACCACCAGCCAGCAATGTCGCAGCCCTTCGTTGATCAGGCGGTGACTGGTCGGAACGTCAAACGGTCCAAGGATCTCGAACCGCTCGCCGACGCCGGTAATCCCCGAGCCCTCGAGGTCGACGTACTCGTAGGCTTCCATGTCGTGGTAGGTGAACGCCTCGAGAAAACCGTAGGTGGTCCCGGTGGCGTCCGAGTAGGGAGCGACCGTCCAGGGGATGTCAGGAGTGATGGTGCCCGTCGACGGGTCGTACGCCATCACGTACCGATTCCGGTCGGTCTGGTGGGTGGCGTTCGGACGGTAGAGTGGCCGGTCGATGAGCTGGTCCTGTTGCGGGATACCGGACTGGATGGGATAGATAGTGCAGACCAGTTGCGTAAGGCTCGAGCCGCCCATCGCGCGCACCTCGTAGGCGTCCGGGCCGATGTACGGTCCAGCCTCCGTGGAGAACGACGATCTGTACTGCTGCAGCGTGGGCATGGCTCAAGACACTCCTTACGGTACTGGCACCAGTGAGGGTGCTCCAGAGTCGAACATGGCAACCAGTGAGGGTGCTCCAGTTGCGCCGGCGAGCACCAGCTCAGGAGCCCCGAGCGGAGGGGAATCTTGCAGCGGTGGAGCGAGCGCGCGCGGGACCACCACAACCACCGGCGCGTACACCTGAGCCGCAGTCGAGATGGTGCCAGGCTGGAGGTCAGGGAAGGTAAACCCAACGAACGCCGGCGCGTAAACAAGCTCCGCGGTGGTGATGGACCCCGCCTGGACAGTCTGCGGAGTGACCAGCGCGACGCTCGGCGAGTAGACGAGTTCCGCAGTCGTGATCGCACCTGGCAGCACGCTCTGTTTGACCGTGGGCCCGTAGACCACTTCAGCAGTGGCGATGGCTCCAGGAGTGACGGACTGGCCGGCGCCCACATTGACCGTAGGCGCGTACACCACCACCGCGGTCGCGATCGTTCCTGGCACCACACTGGTCGCGATGGTGGGCTGATAGACCGACTCCGCGGTCGCGATCGTCCCTGGAAGGACCTGCAGCGTGACCGTCGGCGCGTACAGGACCACTCCTGTCGCGATGGCGTTCGGCATCAGCAGTTGCGTCTGGATGATCGCCGGCTGGTACACCGACTCCGCGGTGGCAATGGCGCCGGCGGTGATGGTCTGCGGTGACGGACCCCCGCCGCCTGACAACTTGAAGACCGCGGCGGCAAGTGCCCAGGTCGTCGACCCTCCCGGCACGCCGGACGCCATCTGGCCATTGACGGTGCTGCCAGATGTGCCCGAGTCCTTGTAGGCGCTCAGGTAGGAGCCGGTCTGCCCACCAGAGAGACCGTCCAGCCAGGTCCAGCCTGAGCCCTGCTGACCGCTGGACATCGAGACGCCCCAGCCATCATCGCCGTAGATGAACAGTGCAAACTCGCTGGCGGAGCCCGTCGCACCAGTGGCGCCTGATGCCGCGGTCCCGCCGGAGCCGCTGCCGGTCGATGCCTGCACGTCCACCGCACCGGCCCCGTTGACCGAGCCGAGCCCGGAGACCTCGACCGCCGCGACAATGCCGCCGTGCGCCGTGGAAGCGGAGAAGCTTGCGGTCGGGTTGGTGCTCGCGCTCGAGGTCACCACCACCGAATGGATGGCAACCTCACCGAGAAAACCGCCATCGTCGATGCTCGCGCTCAGGTGTTTGGTGTAGCTGCCGTTGACCGAGTCAGAGACGGTCGCGAGCGGACGCCCAGCCGACTGCTCCCACTGCTCGGTGACCACGATGATGCGATTGCCGACGACCGGGCTGGTACTGAACGCGCCGAGCGCAGAGCCGGTGTAGGGAGACGAGCCGCTAAAGCCAGTGCGCTTGCTCTGGACGACCGCCCAGGCCATCTATTGAGCCGGTCCCCACTTGATTTGAAAGGTGTAGGGAAAGACGACCGATGCGTGACCGAGCTTGTCCACGCTCGCGAGCATGTGGATGCCGTACTGGCTCGCGGGGAAGGTCGAGTACCCGGACTTGTCGGCCCTGGTCGCGGTGTACAGCACCGTTCCAGTGGAATCGACCACGTTGGCGATCACCTGGCGGACGCTCTGCGCGTTCTGGGTAATGAGGACCTGGGTGATCAGGAGCGAGGCATCGTCGTAGGAGTAGGCCACGCTGCTGCCCTGGCCATCGGTGCCGACCTCCCTGCTGACCAGTGCCATCAAACCTACAATGTGAACAATCCGGAAACGTTGAACACGACGGTGATGTCCGCACCGTTTGGCGTCACCGGTAGTCCTGTCCCCGTGTCCACCCAAGCGATCAGTCGCTGCGCGGACGCCGCCACGTCAGCTCCGCCCGTCACCGCGCTGCTCTGAAAGTAGAGCAAGCTATGACCGCTGGCGTTGGCAGCCGGCGCGGTATAGGTGATGTCCGCTGCGTCCGCGGTACCGCTGGTCCCTGTCTTGGACGCGAGCGCGGCAGACGTGGCGTGCAGCACGCCGCTCGCGCCGGTCACATCCGAGACAAACTTGTGCGCGGCGTTGAAGGTGTACGCCCGCACCAGCGCGACCTTCATTACCGCCGTATCCCAGTCGATCTCTCCGAGCAGGAAGCCTTCACGGCCCGGATTGAAAAGTGCGTTTGCCATGAAGCCTTCTCCTTAGCCTGCGTACTTCAGGTCTTCGATAGAGTTCGGCACGTTGGCCGCCGTCGCCTCGAGCGCCGCTACACGCGCGACCAGGGTCTGCCAGTCATCCGGCAGGGTGATCGTGACCACGGTGCCCGTGCTCAGTCGATAACTGACCCGCAACCGACCGGTGTGAATCCAGAACCCATCGGTGATGTGGTCGCTGGGAACAACCGGCGCCTGGGTCGTCATCAGGCATTGACCACCCGTGCGCCTGGCCGTTTGATGACGATGCTCGCGTGGACTCCGCCCTGGGACTCGCGGTTGTCGCGACGGTACACCGCGGCCTCGATCTGCTCGTAGACCCGTCGGTAGTCCGCCTCCCTGGTAAGACCCAGCTCGG